TCAATAGGTGGTGACAGGAAACAAGATAGTTAATTTAACATAATATACATTATGCGCGGTTATGTCATGCCCGTGACTAGGGGCCAGAAACACCGCTGCCGCAAGGGCTACAGCCGTGCCTGCTCCTTTGGTGTACTTCGCCAGGATGTCGTACCAAGCTCGTTTCAACTCGGGATCTGTCTCTCTGGCGGCTGCCAGACTTAACAGCACTTCTTTGGCATCCAGGCCAATTTCCTCAGCCAGCTTTTTTGCAGTCGCGTCAGTGAGTTGCGACTTGCCTTTGTTCACGGCTGAAATGTAGGACGTTGTAAATCCCAGGTCTGCGGCTACTTCCTGAAACTGGCTGTACTTTTTGGCCCTCATGTAGGCCTGAATGAGCGTTTTCGAGTCCATGTTTCTGTCTCCTGAGTAGTTCGACAATGGAACCATCATACCGATTTTGGCGAAAAGCAGCTTGTTTCAATTCAACTGATCACATGGTTGAATGCAATCAACCAACCATTTGATTGCATGAGCCATGACCTACTGTAGCCCACAAAACCAGGATCTGCCGGCGCTCAACGAGCGCAAGGTCTACTGGCAGGCAGAGCCCACCGGCGATGTCTCCGCCTGTGTGGCCGGTCAGGTCGAGATGTTCCGCGACCTGCATGAGATGCGGATCTATCTGTCCATGACGTACCCCGACACCGCCTTTGAGCTGGTCGAGGTGACCGAGGATACATGGCAAGGTTTCTATGACCAGGGAGTGTTTTTCGATGACTGGTCATAGCTCCGTGATGCCGATAAATAGCGTTATCGGCGACAACCTGGATGTGAGCGTCGAGTCGTTGGTTATCGAGTTCGCTGTGCTCCTGGTTCTCTGCCTGCTGGTTGCACTGCTTTACTTGTCGGTTACCTACGGGGACAAGCAGATATGAAGACCCTGATCGACTATCTCTCCTTTACCTGGGCCCCGACCGAGCTGCGCCAGATGACTGAGCTCGCCAAGCAAGGTGCCCTCTTGAAGGCTATCCCCCGCTTCGAGACCCAGAACAAGGCGATTCAGGCCGCCTTTGCCGCCCAGCCGGTCGAGGGCTTGCGTTACCTGTGGAAGCGCCCTGTCGGGTTCGCTCCCCTCACCCGCTTTGACAAGGTGACTGAGCGCCTCTATGACAAGGCCGAGCGCCTGCAGCAGGCCGCCGCGTCCCCTGCCCCTGCACGGACGTTTGACAAGGCCACTGAGCGGTTGAGCCTCAAGGGGCTGCCCAAGTCCCCTGCCCCGGTGCTGACGCCTTCCATGACCGACATGATGGAACGTGCCCTGCACTCTGGGTACCGGTCCCGCGCCGACATGCGCCAGGAGCTCAAAGCCGTCTGCGCTGACCTGCTCAAGTTCTCCCAGTTCGAGGTGGTCGAGGGTGCCAAGTATTGGGAAGCCTATAACGATCTTATCGACAGCTACGGCGTCCAGTTCCTGGATGCCCTCTGCTGCAACGAGATCGAGCTGTGGCTGGAAGAACTCAATACCCGTATCGGTGTCCCCATTCCCGAGCCGCGTTTCACTATGCGCCCTCGCCGCTCCGGTCTGCATGGTTACGCCAACTCGGCTGACCTGCTGTGTGATGGGATGCCCTGCGGGCTGATTGGTTGGGGTGCGGCTAACCATGGCTGCATGGTGAGTTTTTCCGGCGTGGGTTGTGCGGCCCTCGATTTCCAGGCTTTGCACTCTGTTATCTCTCACGTGCCAGGTCTGCGCATCACGCGGGTGGATCTCGCCCTGGATGACTACAGCGGCAAACACATCACTTACCAGGGCGCGATTGCCGGCGCCGAAGCCGGCGAGTTTCACCCGCAGCGTGGCCGTGCGCCTTCCTGGATGAAGATTGAATCGGGCGAGTTCGTGATCACCGAGGTGGCCAAGGGCATCGCCAAGCGTTTTGGCATGGTGCCGAGCAAGGGGTGTTCCTTCTACGTGGGCAGCCGTATTAATGGCAAGTGTGCGCGGATATATGAGAAAGGCAAACAGATGCAATCGGCCGAGTTCCCAAACTGGGTACGCGCCGAAGGCGAATTACACAATAAAGACAGAGTCATTCCGCTGGATGTCCTGGTAAACCCTGACCCTTATTTTGCGGGGATGTATCCGCAATTTGCCAAATGGCTGGATGCAGTTTGCCAGGAAGAAATAACACCGGTGCGTGTGACCACCTTTAAGAATAAATTCAAAACGTCCAGGGACAACGCCGTATTTAATATGTCCAGGATGGCCGGTCGCCTTGTCAATTGGTTAGCAAACATCGAGGGGCTATCCTCTGAGAAGATTGTTAACCAATTAACAGCGCACCTGGAAGAAACCGATATTCCAGCGCGGTTAAGAATGCCAGTTCCTCCTGACCTGGACGAACTGCCATTATTTTCGACCTAACAATGGTTCTTCAAAGGAAAAAATAATATGTCTCTGCTGACTGGTATTTTGGTTACCCGCGTTACTCACGGCTATGGTGTGTCCCGTAAATCTGGCTCGCCGGTTCCCTATGACTTTGCCCAGGTGGAATACCTGGCACCGGCTAATAACGTGAACAAGCCGGAATGCAATATCACCTCCTGGGGCTATGAAGTGCGCCAATTAGCCCTGCGCAACGATGCGGCCACCATTAAAGAGCTGGCCGACTGCCCGAAATTGGTGGCGGTGGATCTTGTCCTGGAAGCGGATCCCCAGAATCCGACCCGCAACGTGGTTGTCGGCTTCCAGCCCACCAAAAAGCAGCCGGTATAACCACCGCGCCGCGAGGAGGAGGAGCGAGAGCGCGCAGCGAGCGACGACGAGGGCGCGATAATGCTTTGTCTAGATATTACCTCTGAAGGATATGCCCGCTTAGCTGAGGGGGATTCTTGTAAATACGTGCTCTTGACTGTCCAGGAGCACGCCAAATTAACGGATATATCGAGCTGGTTTGAACTAGATGTATCCACTGTGTCGATGGCCTTTGGCTTTGGATTATTAATCTGGGTCACTGGCCTCAAACTGGGCGCAATTGCCCGTGTCATCGTAAGTGCAAAAAGAGGATAAACGAGTATGAAAAACTATTTCCGTAATGGCTGTATCGCTGCTGTGTGCTCCCTGTCTACCGGTGCGGCCTTCGCCGAAGGTGGTACAGCCGCTGCTGATGCCGCTGCCAAGGCCCTGGACGCCACCCAGTCGGACGTGACCGCGACCTCTCCCAAGGTGATGCTGGTCGTGGCCACCTGTGTGGGTGTGGGCATCCTGATCAGCCTGATGCGCAAAGCCTAAGCATGTCTTTGCTCATCGGAACGCTGTGGTTCCTGTTCTTTGTTGAAGGCTACAGATCATCGTTTTCGATATGACACAAAGGCGGCTCCGGTCGCCTTTTTTATTGGGGGTACTGTGCGCATCGCTTGGCTTTTATTGTTGTTTCCGTTGGGGGTTTCGGCGAGCTGTCCTGTCGGGATCCGCCTGTCTAACCTGCCGATCTCTACTGTGCTGCCGTATTGCGTGAAATGGGAAACGTCCTCTTTGGGCGGCTGCTTTGTCGCGTGTCCTGGTATCTGTATTCAATCCCCTTCTGCCGGCACCATGGGGCCGATTGAGAGTACCGGCCAGGAGTGTTCTATGGGCGGTGGTTCTGATGGAGATGGTGGCTCTGATGGCGATCCTAATGGAGGTGGCGACAATGGTAGTAATGGCAATAACGGCAATAATGGTGATGTGGTTCCTAATTTGCCTAACGGTATTCGGGTAGGTGGTGACAAGCAGGAAATGACCACCGATGCCTTGCGCCATGTTAATGAGACGCTGATAGGTGGCTTTACCAGCCTGATGTATAGTGCTGCGGGTGCTAATCGGAATGCACTAAATATTAATGTCAAAATGGATGACGTTCTTCGTTATATGAAGGCCACCAATAATGGTCAGGTCGGTATGGAGAACAGTATTCGGGAGCAGACAGCGTTAGGCTATAAGTTTTACGATGAATTTCTTGGGCTTAAAAACGCCATCGTAAATCCACAGGATGGGCCTGGACAAAGCACCGGCGAATATCGAGCGCTGAAAGAATTACAAGATAACTTCTTCGGCCCTGACTTCGCCCAGAACAATATAGGCGGAAACTTATATAGCCTTGTTAGGGGGCTGGAATATGAGGTTATTTCCACGAAAGACCGTGTGCATACTGCCGCAAGTGATATTCATAACCTGTACTCTTACACCATGCAGGATATGCGCAATAACAGCTTTGAAATGAACCGCAATATAAAAGCGATTGCCGATGTTCTTAATAATGGTGGTACGGGTGGCGGTGATGGTACGGGCGGCACCGGAAATGGCAATGAAGGCTCTGGGATTGATTACACGCAAATGCCAGGCTCTGCGCAAAACCCATTGCATGTAGCAGGGTCTGAATATACATCCCAGCTCTGTAAAGATGGCGCGCACTGTTTCTTTGACCTGGAAACCATTAATAAGCAGTTCCAGGAGCGCAAGGAACAACTGAAAAACACCCACACCGGTATTAAGGACGACATGGTTGATATGTTCCAATATAACCTGAGTGGGTCGGCGGCGGTGCCCAAGTGTTTTGATATGTTCTCGATGTTTGGCCGCTCTTATTCCGTCTGCCCTGAGGTAGAGGGATATTGGGAAATAATAGCGGCCATCATGATGTTCATCTTCTATTTTCTGGCGCTGATGATTGTGGCTAAGAGGTGATATATGGAATGGATGAGTGATCTCTTCAACGGATTTTTCAACGATATATATCAACTGGCGGTGCAGTTTGCAGCCTGGATAGCGGTTAAATTGGCGATTCAGTGGGTCGAGTTCAAGATATTTCTACTCACTTTTTCCTGGGACGTTGCCAAGCAGATTCTGATTAACCTGCAATTCAGCGACCTGATCTCCGCATCCTTTAATAACCTGCCCTCGCAAATGAGGGGGATCTTGCTCTATTTACACGTTGATAAAGGGCTGTCGATATTGACGCAAGCCTTTGTGACCCGCTTTTTACTGAATATGCTGGGGTGGTAAACCATGTCTATCAAAATTCATCATGGCGCCCCAGGTTCCTATAAGTCGTCAGGGGCTATTCATACCGATGTGATACCGGCCATCAAGGCGGGTCGCCATATCGTCACCAACGTGCGCGGCTTTACCGCGGAACGGTGCAAAGAGGTATTAGGCAAGGAAGTGCCTGACGAGTTCCAGGTAACCTATATCGAGACCGAATCCCAGGAAGGACGCGATCACCTCGCTCGCTTTTATCACTGGGCGCCCAAAGGGGTTTTCTTCCTGGTCGATGAGGTGCAGCGAATATTTCCACCTTCCTGGCGGCAAAGTGATTTGGACAAGCTTGATTATCCTAGCGGGCCGGATGTGGCTAAATCCGATGGCCGACCAGAGACAATTGACGTGGCCTTTGATATGCACCGTCATCATAACTGGGACTTTGTATTTACAACCCCGAACATCAAAAAGGTGCACCAGGTAATCCGGGCTGCTGCCGAAACGGCCATTCGTCATACCAATATGGCGATATTGGGGATTGGTGGTCGGTATAAGACGGTGCTTCACCTCTCTGATAACTCCGGTACGTCCATGAATGACGTACTGCAAGCCAAGCCATTTAATAAGGTGCCCAAGTATGTTTTCAAGCTTTATGACTCGACTACAACCGGTAAGGTCTCGGATACAATCGCGGGCAGCTCGATATTTCGAGACCCTAAAATTCTGTTTATTCTGGCGATTTGGGGACTCTGTGTATTCTTTGGTTTCATCAAGCCTGAATATATTGATGCTCCTGCTAAGGCCGCTCAGACCGCTTCTGCCGCTGTTCCGGCTGCTGGGGCGGTGGGTGCTTCGCCCGCTGCTGATGTACGTCCTGGTGGCACTCCTGCTGCGTCTGCTGCTGGTGTCCTTGCTATAGGGCCGTTTGCTGGTCATCAGCTCGTTATCAGCTGTCACGTACTGATAAGGGATCACCTGGGCAAATACCGGGTCGAGTATTGCTTCTCGCTGCGCAAGGGTGACAACGTGCAGCCGCTCGACAGGGACGATTGGCCAGACGAGCTAGCCAGGGTGGATCCCATGAGTGCATGCCATGCAGTGGTAAAGTATCAGGGGCAGCCTGTGGACGTTTACTGCGACCCCGAGGGAGACGCCCTGCGCCGGAAATACAATGCCACCCTCTTTGCGGGTGGCAGCAACAAGCAAGCTCCTTCTGATGATCGGTCATAACTCCCCTCTCCTTCCGGTGGCCGCCTTTCTCCAGGTCGGCCACTGAACCCCAGGGGCGTTAGCCCCTATAAGGCGACACATCGAGGCCCATTGTCGGGAAGGTGGTAGGCTCGCCGAAACTTATTTGGAATGCTTCTGAGAGGTGTTGACCCCCTTTCCTGCTAAACTTGTTTTTATTTTGGAATCACTTCGAATCGATTACTGCTGAGTGCATATTGAATTATTTGTACATGGTGTAAAGGATGCGCTGGGTTTGAGATTTCCTTTATTATTATATCTTTTATGTTTTGATCGAATCTGCATCCAAAGTGGATGGATACTATACTCTTAGGATTTATTTTTTTTAAGAAAATAGCATTTCGGTTATTTCCTAAAAGAGATACTAAAGATGTCATACCTCTGATAGTACCTGTATATAGGTTTTTTATATTTTCATCCTCAGTTATTTCCTTGTTGCTTTTCAACAAGGAAATAACTACTGGGGTAGACATTTCACCAATTATTTCAAGGTCTGGTATTTTTACTTTGTCTGCCCAACACATAGGGATTATACATCTGTGCTCTTTTTCATACATCCAGTCATCGCTTTTTGTGATTAACTGAGCGAATGTGAGAGCTTTTCTCTCTTCTTTTGATGGCTTGCCATTTAAAATTTGCGGCCTTAAATTGTCGTAATTTACTTTTATCGGTGTGTAACTTTCAATGCCCAAATCAGTTTTTACTTTGTTTTTGATGCTATCGAATAGGTCTTTTTTATATCCAATGCAAATTCCTTTGTGTTCATCTGCGTAGTGAGCCCACATAAGTAAATTTCGTGGTGTCTCACTTAAAGAAAAAACAGCATAGTCAGATAGTCCATCATATATTCTCTTTAGAACTACGTTCTTTTTAAGAACAGCGTTTATAGAGTGTTCATCAGTCACATCTATATCTACATCAGATAATGAGAGATTATTAACAAGGCTATCCTCAACTTCTTTATTTAATAAGCTTTCAAATGGATCATTTAATGTTTGAGGTGGTGACAACTTGACTGTTGCTGAACTTAATTCTTCAATGCTTCGAAATTTGGTGTACTTGTAATATATTTCCATGGTTTTTCTATTTTCCTCGATGGGCATTGTCTGCACCTCCCCCCCCCCCCGTGTAGTAATACGGGGGGAATTCTACCTGTTGGGCTCCTCATGCGTCCACAAACAAAGAGGAGGCTTTAGCCCCTTGGGGTTCTTAACGGATCAGGCCTTCTTTCCAGAGGGCAAGGACAACCTCCATCTGACTGTTTGGTACGATTGACTTGTTATGCCAGGTCATCACTTTGTCCCATAGTTCGCCTGCACTGAGTTCGGAGCTGTCTATTTGCTTTTGGAGGATCTTTACTGCTGTGAGCGCATAGTCACGATTTTTAACTGAACGGGAATACTTGCCTGGGGAAATCCCACTAATCTTGCCTTCACCACATAGACCCAGAAATGCTCCTTTCGGGCAGCCTTTAGCTCGTCCACTCTGTGTTGGTATGTGTTCTTGTACTGCTAGCTCCCATGCTTCCATAGGATTATGCCTTTTGTCTTGGCACAGGATGGCGGCACAGACTGCCGCCTTTCCATAACTCATTGAGTTCTCCTAACAAATCAACTTTGAGTCCTTTCGTACGATACAAAAATTTCTGGATATGAAAAAGGGGGCATATGCCCCCAAACACACCCAGGAAAAGAACCATTATGCGGTAGTATCCACCATGTAACCATTCGAGGGGGCTTCTTGAGGTAGCTTACTTTCGAGCGAGCTCAAGAAATCCTGCAGCGAGACTTTGTTGCCCCCCTGACTGGAAGCCCCTCCAATTATCGAGTTGAACTGATCCTGCAGTTTGCTGATCGTGGGATCAGAGCTGCTACCGTTGCCTAATGCAGAAATGAGCGCATCAAGCCCCTGCTTCATGGGATTGCTGCCATTGGTGGCCTGTGGTGTGGCTTGCACAGTACCGCCTTCATCACCATCGTTATCATTATCGGCTTTGTTCCCTGCTGTACCACGTACAGCCCCCATCAATGTGTGCATGAAGGATGAAAGAGCAGACTTTGTGTCGGCATTTGAGGTGTCTACGTTGACCCCTAATGATGATAAAGCTGATGTAACATCCCCCATCATCTTGTCACCTCCCCCATCACGATCGTGATGCGGATGATGCTTGACAGGTTGAGTGCTGGCGGAAGACGCTGCGCTGTTATACGAGGCAGAGACAGAAGAACTGCTAATCGAACTGACATCTGACATACCATGTTCCTTACAAGGTTAGATGACACCAGTGGCACTCAATGCCACCTTGAACATAGTGCATAGATCCTGCCATTGTTTATAAAACAAACAGTTATTTTAACTATATGATATTTATATATTTATGCTGTCGATACCTAGCTTCAATGCGGCAAAAAAATAACCCATGGCAATGTATTCTTACCATGGGTTGCCGTTTAATCTTTGTTTAATTTATCCCGAGCTTCTTCCTCCAGTAGAACGTCTCTTTCTGCTTCTCCGACCGCTCAGCATGAATGATGGCCAGGGCCTCGATCCTTTGTCTATCGAACATCACACCGTTGGGAGAGATAAGGCAGTCGTTCTTCATCCGCCAGCCTTCCCAGGCTTTGAAAATCGTGGGCAGCTCCCGCCCTGATGCCATCCGCATAAGCCGTTTATAAACAGGAGGGATCTCTGTACCCTTATCCCAATATGTGACCTGTCTCACAGAAACGAAACATAGATTTGCCGTCTCCTCTTTCGATAAACCGCACTCAAACCAACGAAAAATGAAGTTTTTGGTCAACTCTCGTTCCATCCAAGTAAATACCTGATAAACCAGCAAAATTGCGTGGGTTGGCTTATCGGCAGGTTTCAGATGGGCATTTAACTAAACACGGCATTATGCGCAGTGTTGGGGTGTGGAAGAGTCCGGAGTGATGCCGGTTAAAAAACGCTGGTCCATCACAGCCATGATCCTAAACTTACCTCTTCGTTATCTCTCATCTTTAAAGGCCTAGTCGTGCAACCGATCCAGCGGTTTGTGATTAGCACTTTCGTGGCGCTCACTGTTGCCGGTGTGCAGGTACTTGGAGGTGGTGTCGATGCTGTCGTGGCCGGCATCGGCTTGCACATGTGATAACGGCCGCCCGTTGAGATTGATGTCGTGGGTGATGCCGGTATGACGAATGGAGTGTGGTGTCAGGTTGCGCATCTCGGCGCCGTCCTGCACAAAACCATCTTTTTCTGCCAACTCGGCGGCGGTCTGGATGACGCTCATCACCAGGTCACGCAGCTGGCGGATCCCGAGGTTGGCGTTGAGCTCACCTTGTTCCCGGCCATGCGCTGCAGCCTTGTGGCGCACAAACAGCGGAGTCTGCTCATCGGGTACCGGCAATGGTGAGAGGCCGAGAAACGTCCGATAGCATTTGAGGGCCTCGAGCAAAGCATGAGATACCGCCACGGTGCGGCGTTTGCCACCCTTGCTGCGGGGAATGAAATAGCCCCAGACGCCGGTTTTTCCATCGCGGCGAAACTGCCCCATGACGGGAGTAAATCCCGGTCTTGCCGCCACTTCCGAGATCCGCAGGTAACAGGCGTACATCAGGCTTATCAGGAAGCGGCTGCGCTCGTGCTGCTCGGGTGATTCGGCCGCCAGCAGGTCGGCTGCCTGCATCACATAGGACCACTGCAGCTCGCTGAAGGCCTGACCATGGTCGTCCGGCTCCTGCTGCATTGAGCGCTTCACCCGTTGCAGTAACAGCGCCGGGTTGCGGTCCATGTACTCTTCCTGGATCAAGAACTGGAAGAAGGCAGACAGAATGGCGAGCTTGGTCTTCATGGCCTGTTCGCTGAGGCGGTATGGCAACTCGCGGCCCAGCTCCCGCTTGCCAAGGAAGGGTCGCCATTGAGGATTGGGCAGTCGTTCTCCCCACTCCTTGTCGAGCACGAACTGGGCTACGTTGCGATAGGCAATCAGGGCCGCCGGCGGTGCCTGACAGTAATCGAGATAACGCATCATGATACGCCGGGTCAGATCCTTGGGGCTGATGCGCATTTCGCCGAAGCACCAGTGCAAAAACGTGGTCAGCTCACTGCGATAGGTTTTGTAGTTGTTCTCGCTGTTGCGCTGCTCCAGGAGCCAGTCGACGGCGATCTCGTAGACCAACCCGGCATCGGGCACATCGTTGAGGCTGAGGTTGGCAAGATATTGATTGACCTGAGGGTTGCCCGCCTCCAGGTAGGCCAGACCATCGAACAGCGGCAT